CTACTTCGATCTGGTGGACGATGCGATCGACCAGAAGATCTACGAGGAAGCTGGCCTCGTGATCTACGGCGGCACGCCCGGCACCATGGGTAAGCCGGTCCTCGTCTCGGACAAGATCCCCGAGGACACCATCTTCGGCCTGCAAGCGGGCGCCGTGAGCATCGTCGAGAGCCAGGCTCCCGGCTTCCGCTCCTACGACGTCAACGACCAGGAGAACCTCGCCATCGGCTACCGCGCCGAGGGTGCGTTCAACGTCGACCTGCTCGGCTACTCCTGGGACGTCGACGGCTCGCCGCCGGCGCCGGCCAACCCGAACCTGAGCCAACTCGGCTCTGGCGCGAACTGGCGCAAGTACGCCGACTCCGACAAGGCGACGGCAGGCTGTATCATCGAACTGGTTTCAGCTTAAAATGCGGGCGCGCCGGGGGCTGGAACACCGCGGCGCGCCCTGACCAGCCCGAACGTAGGAGGTTCGAGTGGCTATCAGCCGTGTATGCTCCGTTGACGGTTGCGGCAATCCATCTGTCACGCGCAGCTGGTGCGCTAAACATTATGCACGCTGGCGCAGGGTCGGTTCAGTAAGTGCCGTTCGGCCGTATCTGGATCGTGGAGTGGCTGCAAAGTTCATTCGAGATGTGGCGGTCCCATTCGCTTCGGATGAGTGTTTACGGTGGCCATACACCGTCGATCCATCTGGACGCGCACGTGTGAAGTGGGGCGGGAGTCACCAACTTGCCCATCGGTTGGTCTGCCGCCTGGTGCATGGCGATCCTCCTACCGCCCAGCATGAGGTCGCCCATTCGTGCGGATGCTCTCATCTTGGCTGTGTGAACCCTCGGCACTTGCGATGGGCTACGCATACCGAGAACGAAGCCGACAAAAAGATGCACGGCACCTCTCAACACGGCGAGCGTAACCATCAGGCGAAGCTGACAAATCTTCAGGTGGTGGAAATTCGGAAGCTGAAGGGATCGGCGTCTCAGCAGGCTATCGCGGACCGGTTTGGTGTCAGCCAAACGCTCGTCGGGCTCATCCACCGAAAGCAGAGATGGATATAGGGGCAGATTGTGATGACCGAAGTGATTTATTCCCAGCAGCGCAACGGCTTCGTCGAAGGCCGGACCTACCTCAACCCCCGCTTCTTCGAGCGGCCTATGCCTGGCGTTGATAAGGTTCTGATCGTCGGCGACTGGCCGAAGATTGCTCACGCCTACGCCGCCCTGAACATTCCCGTCGAGATCGTCGGGGGCGATCAGGTCCGTGCTGTCGCTGGCGCCGAAGTCGCGCCGCACCCGCTGGTCGAAGCCATCTCCGACCTCGACGAGCGCGCCAAGGTTTACATCCCTGACGACTGGGCGAGCCTCCCGTGGTCGCGGCCGACCGATGCCGGACTCACGCTGCGCGGCTTAGCTGCGGTGTTTGCCGATACCCCCGTCCTCAACAAGGAGGACGCCCGCAACGCTATCGGCGCCGAACTCGCCCGCCGTGCGGAAGGCGCTGAAATGCGCGAGCACATTCACGTCCCCGCCCATGACGAGCATGTGCATCAGCCGGCTTGGAACGAGCCGAGCAGGGATGCTGATGGGCGCAGCCTCCGCGACGCCGCAGCCGAATGACCACGATCGCATATCGCGATGGGGTAATGGCGGCGGACACTCGCGCTTACTCGGCCACGCGATTTCCAGTCGGTCAGAAGGTGAAGATCAAGCGGCTCGATGACGGGACGCTGATCGGTTGCTCTTCCGTCGTGCCTGGGCAGGGCGAGGCGGTCATCAACTGGTACGCAGCGGGCGCCGATCCAACGGCCCCGCCGATCGTGGAATCGAAGGCCTCACTGCTGGCGATCAAACCCAATGGGGAAGTCTTCTTCGCCAACGATAGCTGGTTCATCAGCGGCCCGCTGACCGGCGAGTTCTTCGCTATTGGCTCCGGCAATGAGTACGCTCTGGGCGCGATGGCGATGGGCGCCTCTGCTGAGAGAGCCATCGAAATCGCGTGCGACCTAGACGTTTGGTCGGCCAAACCCGTGATGGTGTTGCGCCTCGGTGACGCGGCCTGATGTCCCTGCTCCTCATCTTCAACCAGGAGGGCGCGTCGTTGAGCCTGATCGTCGAGGATGGGAGCGGGAAGCCGGACGCCGATGCGTTCGTGTCGCTGTCGGTGTTCCAGACCTACTGCACGGCCAAGGGTTATGACCTGGCTGCGTTCGATCCTGAGTTGGCCCAAGAGCCCGCCATCCGCCGTGGCACGGCCTATCTGTCGACTGCGATCTCTTGGCCTGGCAGGCGAGCCCATGGACGCGAGCAGTCCCTGGCCTGGCCGCGGGAAGGCGTCGAGGATGCAGAGGGCTGGGCCATCCCGTCCGACGAGGTTCCGGTAGAGGTCAAGCAGGCGACCTGCGAGGCGGCCTTCTATGAGCTGCGCACTCCGAACGGCCTCGCGCCGGCCGTGAACCTCACCCAGCAGGTGAAGTCCAAGCAGGTGGGGCCGATGCGTAAGGAGTTCTTCGCCGGTCCCATGACGGCGCAGGCCGCGCGCCCGGTGCTGACGATCATCAGGGACATCCTGGCCCCGTTGCTGGCCCCGACTGGTCGCAATCCACTGGTTGGGATGGCGGTGCGCCGGTAATGCGCAACGACTATGCGGAAGACCGCTCGGACGCCGACGAACTTATCGACGAGTTCGGCCAGGACGGCCTCCTGCGCCGCCGCGTCACGACCGAGGGCGACCCCGTCGACCATCCCGCGGTCTTTGTGGTGCTGGACTACGAGGACCGTGAGGTTGACGGCGCCCGCATCCTGGCGACTGACAAGCGCGTCCTGATCGCCGCTGGGGGCTTGGCAGTTGAGCCGAAGCCCTCGGACCGGCTGATCATCGGCGGGACGAGCCATGCAATTATCCAGGTGAAGCCGTTCTCGCCGGCGGGTATCGTGGTGTTCTGGGAAGCCCAAACGAGGAAGTGATGTCCGCAGCGCACAAGCAGAGCATGGTTCTCGCGCTCGCCGCGCTGCAGGACATCATCTCGCGCGGGCAGGCCATACAGGCGGCGACGGTGCGGAGCGAAGGCCAGGACCGCATAGCCGAACTGCGCGTCGAGGCCCACGACATCCTCGACGCCTACCTCGACCATATGACGGCGGCGGCTGTGGTCGCCCGGCAGCTCCTCGACTGACCGGTGGCCAGAACGTCGGCTCAGGAACAGCTCTTTCAGGAGCTGCTGGATCGCTATGGGCCGAAGGTGGCTGCGGCGTTCATGGCCGTGGCGGAAGACCTGCGGGCCGGGGCTGATGTTCAGAGGTTGACCGCGGCGATCCAAGCCAATGACCTGCCCGGCGCCATCGCTGCCCTAAACCTCGACCCAGCCGCCTTCAACGACCTGCTGGAGGCGCTCCGCGAGGCTTATCTCGCAGGTGGGCAGGGCGCGGTTCAGACCATGCGCGCGCCGGCGACCGTCGGCATCATCAGGTTCGACGGCCGCAACGTCGCCGCTGAACGCTGGCTCCAGGATCATTCTTCGGAGTTGGTGACGCGCATCCTGACCGATCAGCGCGAGGCGATCCGCGTCAAACTCAGCGAAGGCATGGCGGCCGGGGCGAACCCGCGCTCGACGGCCCTTGAGATTGTCGGGCGGCTGAACAGGGCCTCGGGCAAGCGGGAAGGGGGGCTGCTGGGCCTCACGTCGCAGCAGGCGGGCTACGTCGCCTCAGCGCGTCAGGAGCTGTCCTCGGGCGACCCTGAGGCCCTGCAGCACTATTTGACGCGCGGTCGCCGCGACAAACGTTTCGACAGGTCAGTGTTGAAGGCGATCCGCGAGGAAAAGCCGCTGCCGGCCGACATCGCGCGGAAGGCTGTGGCGCAGTACGAAGCCAGGCTGCTCCAGCTACGCGGGGAGACTATCGCGCGGAAGGAGACCCTGACCTCGCTACAGGCGGCGAAGTATCGGGCCTATCTCCAGGCGGTCGGTCAGGGAAAGGTCGTCGAGAACACGGTCCGTCGGACTTGGCGGGACTCGGCCGACCTGCGCGTCCGCCATACCCACCATGTCCTGAGCGGACAGACCGTCGCGCTACGCGAGCCGTTTGTGAGTCCGTCGGGAGCGCGCATGCTGTTTCCTGGCGATACGAGCCTGGGCGCGCCGGCTTCCGAGACGATCGGCTGCCGCTGTGACGTCAACTATCGCATCGACTTCTTCGCCAATATCGGATGAGCCAAGCCGCGTACCTCGCAAAGGTCAATGACAGCGTCGTCAACACCAAGGCGCGGATGCTCGCGGTTCGGAACGAGAGCGTCCAGGACCTCGTCGAGATCATGCAGACGCCCCGCGGCGCCGGCGGCAATATGCGGGTCGACACTGGCTTTCTCCGGGCTTCGTTGAGGGCCGCAATAGGTAGCGCGAACTTCGCCGTCACTGACCGGCCCGACGACGAAGCGAAGTACATCTTCGACATGAGCGCGATTACCCTCGTCATCGTCGACGCTGAGATCAACGACCCCATCGAAGCTGTCTACACAGCCAGATATGCGCGGCCGCGGGAGTACGGCGCACGTGGCCACCCAGGTGATCGCTTCGTCGCTTTGGCTGCCCAGCAGTGGCAACAGGCGGTCGAAGCCAATGTGGTCAAGTTGAAGGCCAAGGTGGGAGGGTAGTGGATGGCCCGCGTCTCGGACGTCATGCAGGCCCTGTTCGCCCGCGCGTTGACGATCCCGACCGGATCGCCGCCGTTGCCGATCTCTCTGCCCGAGCCAGACGAGACCTTTGACCCGCCGGAGTCGGGCCAATATCTGGATGTGCAGTTCTTCTCGAACCGTCCTGCGTGGGAGGGGCTGACTGCAGAGGACGGCCGGCTCGATCAAGGCCTTCTGCAGATCACCGTGGTCTGGCCCAAGAACCATGGCCTCATGGCCCCAGGTATAGTCGCTGACCTCGTCAAAGAGCACTTTCCGCTGGCGCTACAACTCCAGCACGCCAGCGCGCGGGTGAAGATCACCGGTCAGGCGTGGGCCGCAGCTCCGCTAATCGAGCCGCACGAGGTCCGCATTCCTGTCACCATCCCCTGGTCGGCGTAGCCGGCCAAGGTTCGCCCAAACCGGCCTTGGGCAAGCCGATCCGGCCCGTCGTGAGACGCGCCATTCCCTCAGATGGAGCCCTCCATGACCATCATCCACGCTGCGGCGGGGTCGTCGATCCATATCGGCCCGCAGAACAGCATTGCCGACGACGAAACGGCTTATGGCGCGCTGTCGTACCAGAAGGTCGGCGGCGCCGGTTCTCTGGGCGATTTCGGCCCGAGTGCGGCGCTGATCACCTTTGAAGGCCTCGACGACGACTACGTCACCAAGGCGAAGGGCATTCGGAATGCCGGGGCGGTTCAGCTGCAAGTCGCCTGGAACCCGCTGGACCTTGGGCAAAAGGCAATTCTGGCCGCTGAGGCCACGAAGTTCCTCTACGCCTTCAAGACCTTCGCCGCAGATGCTGCAGACGCCAACGACACTGACAGCCTCTGGTACTTCAAGGCCCTGGTGATGACGGCGACGCTGGCGCGCGGTGGGCCCAACAACGTGATGTTGCTGACCGCCAACCTCGAAATCAGCGGACGCATCCTGCCGGTGCTCTCGCAATCCGTTTCCGGCCCCTAAGCGCTGAGCCTGCAGCGCCGGAACAAAAAAACCGTCCCACCAACTTGAAGCCCGGGTCGCTCCCGGGCGCCTTTTAGGAGCCGAGCATGAGCCTCGCCAACCTCAACCTTGCCGCCGCAGCCAACGCCGGCTTTCGCGTCGTGATCAAGCATCCGGTCGAACGAGTTCCCCTGACGGGAGCCGATGGCGGAGAAGTCTACATCGACATGCGCGGTCGAGACTCTGAGATCGTCGTCGCCAAGACTCGTGAGCAGCGCAATCTCCTGGTCGAGGAGGCGTCGAAGAAGATACCGTTTTCGGCGGCTGCCAACGATCTCCGCGAGGCCGAGGTTCTGTCGGTCGCCGCGCTCGGCTGGGGCAACATCCCCAAGGCCTGGCTGACGCCGAATGGCGAAGACGAGACCCCCGCCGAGTTTACCGAGGGCAACGCGCTTCTGCTCTTCACCAATCCTGGCGTGAACTGGCTGCATGAGCAGGTCGTGGAGGCGTTCGATGCCCGGGGAAACGTCTTGAAGGCCTCGAAGAAGGCCTAATCGCCTACGCAGCAGCGTCTGCCCGAAAGCAGGCGCTACCGCCATTTCCAGAGCCGCTCACAGACGTATGGGGGGCTTTCGGCAAGATCGCCTCCCGGCGCCAGTCGGGCATGGCGCCGAACCCGATCACCTATCAGGAGATCGAAGCCTTCAATCGGCTGACCTGCGCCCGGCTTGGGCCCTGGGAAGTCGACCTGATCTGCCGCCTCGACAACGAAGTCCTGAAGGCGATGGCTGAAAGGCAAGCCGCTGGTGAGGGCGCGCCAACCAACACGATAGCCTTGGGCGATGCCGAGGGCATGGCGGCGTTCATGACCCGTCTGACGATCCAGCACAACGCGCGTATCGAGGCGCAAAAGCGAGGAGGGTAGGAGATGTCAGACCTCGCCGTCCTCGGCACGCGCTTCGTCACCGAAAATGCGGACAAGGTCCATCGTGACCTGGACGACTACAGGGCCAAAGCAGTCGGTGCGGCCGGCGGAGCTGATCAGGCAGCGGCTGGGTCGCGGCGGCTTTCCGACGCGATGCTCAAGATGCTGGCCTCGATCGAGAAGTCGACGAAGGAAATTGCGGAGCTTACTCGGCAGCAGAAGTTGGTTGCTCAGGCTGTCGAGGCGGCGGCGGCGGCCGAAACTCGCGCTGCGGCGGTCAACACCCGATATTCGATGAGCTTCACGCAAGTCACCGCCAGCGCGAACCAGGCCGCAGCGTCGATCGACAAGGCCGGAGACGCCGCGACGAAAGCGGCCAGCCAAGCCAAGGCCGCGTCAGTACACTTCGACGCGCTCTATGACGCTGCCAACCATGACTTCGCTCAGCAGTATGTGCGGCAAATGGGGGCGGTTTCTGGCGGCCATGTCGCGGCGTCAAAGACGTCGAAGCAGCTGACCATGGCCACGCTCGACCTCTCTCGGCAGTTTGCGGACATCGGCGTCTCGGCGGCCATGGGCATGAACCCGCTGATGATCCTTATCCAGCAAGGCCCGCAAATCGCGGACCGTCTCGCCCTGATGAAGATGGAAGGCATCGGGCTTGGGGACGCGCTGCGTGGGATCGCGGCAGCGGCCGCCCCAGTCATGGCCGTTCTCGGGCCCATGATCGTGACTGCGGGCGCGCTCGGCGCAATGTTCCTGATGCTTCACCACGAAGCCAAGAACAGTCTCGGCAACGTCGCAAAGGATCTGGAGCTTACCGAAGCTCAGATGAAGCGGGTGAAGGATACGGGCGTCACCATGGGTGACACCCTCCAGGCCGTCTTCAAGACCGCGGGTCAACTGATCTACGGATCACTGAAAGGGCCGATTGACGATCTGCGCGACGCCTTCGGCGCCTGGTACGCCGACCTGGTCGCGAACACGATGAAAGAGGTGAAGGCGATCGTCAGCGTCTTCGCCGGCGGCTACGGCGCGATCAAGGCGGTCTGGTCGCAACTCCCCGCCGCGATGGCCGATATTGCGGTCTCCGCAGCGAATGGCGTGATCAGCGCGATCGAGGCGATGATCAACAAGGCTATCGACTCGGTGAACGGGTTGATGGCCGCGCTCAAGCCGGCGATGAGCCTGGGCGTGTTCGGTCCGGTTGGGCAGGGCCTGGCAGGAGCGATGCGGCCGATTGGCCATGTGGAGCTCGGTGGGCTTGCGAACCCCAATGAGGGCGCCGCCGCCAGGGTGATGACCGACGCCGCCGCGGCCTATGCCAAGGACGCGCAGAATGCCGGCAAGATCATCGACAAGGCGAGCGACCTCTTCCTCAAGAACCTGCGCGATATCACTGAGAAGCGCATTCGGAAGGAAGCTGGCGATGCTGCAAAGACCCCGAAGGGGCCCGCGGCGCCGAGGGATATGTCGGACGAGCGCGCTGCGCAGATCGCGCAGCTGGTCGCTCAGTCCAAGGCCGACGAACTCCAGGCGCAGTTGGCGCTGACCGAGGATGTGCGAGCCCGCGCCGAGCTTGAGCAACGGCTGGTCGATATGCAGTTGGCGGTTCAACTCGCTCAACTCGATAAGCAGGCGGCGACGATCAAGGAGGATGTGACCCGGAAGCGGATTTCGGAGTCCGAGGGAGCCGAGCTCCTGCTCCAATTGGAGAGCGTGCGGATCACACAGGCGACGGTGGCCGCGCTGAAGGCCCAGCTGATCGAGCGCAATGCCGCGCGCCAGGCGATCAGGGATGAGAACGCAATCCGCGCCGCCGGCATCCGCGATCAGATCGACCTTCTCGACGCGCAGCGCGATAGCGCGCGCTTCGGCTTCGAGCGCAGGGAAATCGATCTCCAGATCCTGGAAGCGCAGCAGACCATCGAGCGCCTGAAGCTCCAAGAGATCGTCGCGACGACGGCGTCTACCAGCGCTGAGTACAAGATCGCCGAGGCCCGGCTGAAGGTGCTGGACGCCATTCACGGCGCACAAACCGACGCGGCGAAGGGCACGCCCCAGGATGCGTTCGACCGTGTCACACGCGCCATGGAGGACGTGGCGCGTGCGTTCGAGGCTCGGGACTGGAACGCACTTGTGACATCGATTGTCGAGGCCATCGGGACGTTGAAGGAGGCCTTCAAGAAGGGCGGCTCAGCTGCCGGCAAGATCGGAGCCGTGGCTGGACTTGGCCAGATCATCGGTGGCGCTATCGGTGGAACGGCTGGATCAACGATCAGCGGGGCCTCCTCAGGGGCGATGGCGGGCCTCACCCTTAGCGGCGGCAATCCCATCGTCGCAGCGATCGGCGCCGCGCTGGGCGGGCTCGGCGGCTTCCTCGGTGGCAAGTCCGAAGAGAAGCAGCGCCGCCAGGCCGAAGAGCTCGCGCGGCAGCAGGCTGAACATCAGCGCGCCATCGACCTGACCAACGCCAAGCGCGAGCAGGAAATCACCCTACTTGAACTGACGGGCAAGGCGTCGGAGGCGCTGAAGCTGCGCCGGGAAGCCGAGTTGGCCGCGATGGACGCGACCTTGCAGGCGACGCAGTTGAAGATCTGGGCGCTGCAGGACGAGCAGGCCGCGGCAGAGGCCCGTGCCGCCCTGGATATCCGTCTCATGGATGCGCAGGGCAGGGCCTCGGAGTCCCTGGCGCTCAAGCGGGCGAGGGAGATCGCCGCGGCCAACGACAACGAGCGTGGCGTTCTGAGGGAGATATTCGCCGCCGAGGACGTGGCGAGCGCCCGCGATGCGCTTTCAGCCGCCTATGAGCGCGAGAGCTCCGCCCTCCAAGCCACGATCGACAAGTTTAGGGCGTTCTCGGAGGGCCTGAAGCGGTTCCGCGACAGCCTCTACAGCGGCCCGGCGGCGATGCTCTCGCCGGTGGAGCAGTACAAAGCCGCCCGCTCGGCGTTCGACACGACGTCCTCCCTGGCGGCCGGTGGCGACGAAGACGCGATCCGCGACCTGGAGAGCGTCAGCCAAGCATATCTGGACGCCTCCAAGGCCTATTACGCCTCGTCGGAGGCCTACTTCGCCGACCTGGAGCGAGTGCGCGCCGCGGTCACGGCGACGCAGGGCTACGCGGCTTCCCAGGTGAACACGGCCGAGGCCCAGCTCTCGGCGCTCAACGCCTCTGTGGCTGGCATTCTCGGCGTCCAGAACGCGGTGCTGTCGGTGAAGGACGCCCTGGCCGCCTATCAGGCTGCGATCCTGGCTCAGAAGGCCGTGGCGAACGACAACGCCCTGACGACGCCGACGGCCAACGACAACACCCCGTCGCTGCCACAGGCGCCCGACTGGTCATCCTATCTCCGCCATTACCCGGACGTCTTGGCCGAGTTCAATCGGCTCTCGCCGAACAACATCCGCAACAACCTCAAGATCGACTACAACCCCGAGGCCTTCGCCAAGTGGCACTATGAGGTCTTTGGCAAGGGCGAGGGCCGCACGCCGTTCGCCATGGGCGGCTCCTTCACGGTCGGCGGCAGTGGTGGAACCGACAGCCAGGCGTTCGGGCCAATGGCGCTGACCCCAGGCGAGATCGTCAACGTCCGCCGGCCGGGCGACGTAGCCGCCGACAATGCAGCGCTGCGTGAGGGCCTCGATGGGGTCCGTGCAGAACTGCGGGCCGTGAGGGGCGAATTGCAGGCTGCGAACAACCAGCGCGGCGAGGCGGCGACGCAGACGATCAAGAAACTCGACCAACTGCTTGACGCTGCTGACGATGGCAACCGCGCGACCCGCGAGCAGGGCAGGGCGGCGGCTTGATCCTCGTAGAGTTGACGGCCGCCGTTGACGATGGCGGCGTTGGCCGGACCTTCTACCTCTCGACCGAGGGGTTCGTGACCGGTCCGGCCGATACGCCCGCCGATACGGTGTTCGAGCCTCGGCTGAGGGACGCCGGCTCGATTGGCGTCAGCCTGTTCGGCGCCCGACGGACCCGGGGCAGTTCTGACCTGCAGGTCGGGGCGCTCAAGGTGATCAACAACGACCGCGCGCTCGATGCCTGGGACGACTATTCGTTCGACGGTCGGCCGGTCGTGATCCGCATCGGGACCGGCGGCGCCTATCCGGCGGCGTTCACGACCCTGTTCGCTGGGACGGTGGATGGCGTCGAAGCGGGTATCGATTCCATCGTGATCAAGCTGCGGGACACCGCTCGCGTCCTCTCAGACCCTGTGCTGACCGTGCGCTTCGCGGGGACGAACATTGGGCCGGTTGGGCTGGAAGGCACGGCTGACGACCTGAAGGGAAGCGTGAAGCCCGAGGTTTTCGGCAAGGTCTTCAACATCCTGCCGCGATGTGTGAACACCTCGGAACTGGTCTACTTGGTCAGCAACAGCCCCCTCGGAGAGATCACCGAGGTCTATGACCAGGGCGTACCGCTCACCTTCGGCGTCGACCATGGCAGTTCGTCAGCGCTGATCGCGGCGACCATCGCCAGCGGCCACTATGACACCTGTCTGGCCGAGGGCCTCTTCCGCCTGGGATCATCGCCGGTCGGCGAAGTGACGGCAAACGCGGCTTCGGGCCCGGACGATACGGAACGCACGGTGGCGCAGCTTCTCCGAGCGCTCGCCACCCGAGCGGGAAGCATCGTCGCGGACGATGATGTCTCTCGGCTCGACTTCGTAACCTTGAGGCCGGACGAGAGCCCGCAGCCGGTCGGGATCTATCTCTCGGACGAGACCAGCTATCGCGACGCCATGGACGCCCTTGCGGCCTCGCTGGGGGTGTGGTGGGCCTTCGATACGTCCAGCGTCCTGCGGATGGGGCAGTTGCAGGCTCCGGCCCAGGGCATGAGCGCGGGCGACATCATCGAGTCCGAAATCTTGCAGGGGTTCGAGCGGCAGTTGGCGGACGGTTCGGCCGCGCCGGTCTGGCGCGTGACGGTGCGCTATCGCAAGTTCTGGACGACACAGACGACCGGCCTTGCGGGCGACGTGGACCCGCCGCGCCGCGCCGCTCTGGCCCTCGAATACCGCTCGGTGACGGCCGAAGACGCGAGCGTCAAGGTCAAAAACCTGCTGGCGCGCGAACTGACCGTCGACACCCTCCTGATCGAGGAGGCCGACGCTCAGGCCGAGGCCGATCGGTTGCTAGCGCTCTATCGCACGCCCCGGCGCTGCTACGACGTTCCGGTCACGCAGGACGTTTTCGCCGCATCCCAGGCGAGGCTTGGGGGACAGGTGGCGCTCTATCACTCGCGCTACGGGCTGGCCGCCGGGCGCGACCTTGTCGTCCTTGGATATGACCTATCCCGCCAGAAGGCGGTCCTGAGCCTCTGGGGGTAGTCGATGACCTTGCTGCTGCTCCTGGGTTCTGGTGCTGCGCCAGGGCCCGTGATCCCCGTCGCGCCGGAGCCTGCAGATCACGTCTTCGTCGCCTGGAACAACCTGATCGACGGCGCCGTGATCGGCGGGGGAAACTGGCGGCCGACGCTGCCGCTGGCGAACCTCAAGAATAGGACCCTGGTGCGGGTGGCGCGATCGCTCGACGCCTCGCCGGCCTCGACCTGGCTCGATATCGACGTCGGAACCTTCAAGCGGTGGCGCGGCTTCGCGGTCCAGGATCACAACCTCACCTTGGCGGCCCTCTATCGGCTGCGCGCCTCCTACGACCCAGCCCACACTTCGACCGACTACGACAGCGGCTGGCGAGACGTCTGGCCGCCGGTTTACGACGAAGGCGAGTTGGAGTGGGGTGACGTCAACTTCTGGGAGCGCACCTACTCTGAGGACGAGCGCCGCGGCTATATCTGGCACCTGATAGACCGGCTGCCGCAGGCAACCGACGCCCGTTACATCCGCCTTGAGCTCTACGACCCGCTCAATCCGGCCAGCTTCGTACAGCTTGGGCGCATCTTCATCGGCGGCTCCAGTTGGGTGCCCAGCAGCAATATCGCCACCGGCGGGAGCCTGGGCTGGGAGGACGATAGCGAAATCCTGCAGGCCGTTGGCGGCGCTGAGTATTTCAATGAACTGCCCCGCTATCGGGTGGCCCGCTTCACCATCAACAACCTCGGAAACGATGAGGCCTACGGCAAGGCGTTCGAACTGATCCGCCAGGCCGGCCGCACGCGCGAGGTGCTGATCATGTGGAACCCCAGCGACACCAAGCACGCGATCCGCCGCCAGTTCGTCGGCAGGCTCCGCCAGCTTTCGCCGATCGAGCATCCTTATCCGCTGATCGATAGCGCCGCCTTCGAGTTCAAGGAGAACCAGCGATGACCTCGGTCACCTTTCCCCCGGAAGTCGGCGGCGACGGCTCCACCGTCTCGGACGACGAGAACCCGAACACCGGGCTTCGTAAGGGCGGATACACGACCCGCTTCGTCGCAGCGCTGGTGCAGATGGTGGCCATCGCTCAAGTCGGGGTGGTGAAGGCGCAAGAGGCGGCGGCCTCAGCGGTCTCGGCGATGAATGCACCGGCCACCAATGCGACTTCACCCACGCCATTGTCCCTAACCGACAGCGGCTCTATCAGCCTCACCTTGGCCGAGGTCGGTAAGGCCTTCACCGTCGGGATGACGATCGGCGTTGCGCGGACGTCCGATCCGCTGAAGCAGATGATCGGGGTGATCACCGCCTTCAACTCCAACACCGGCGTCATGACGGTGGCGATGCAGTCGAAGTCCGAAGCCGCCGGCCCCTTCTCGGATTGGACGATTTTTCGCACTGCGACCGGCGGCATCCCCGCCACCCGCGCCGTCAGCGTCACCGGTGGCCTATTGACGGGCGGCGGCACGCTTGCCGCTGACTTCAGCATCGGCCTTCCCAAGCTGACCGCGACCGAAGTGGCGGCCGGGACGAAGGACGACGCGGTGATGACCGCCAAGAACTTCGCCGACGCCGGCAAGGCGCAAACGCTGACCTATGCCGCGAACATCGCCTGGCCGATCCAGCGCCGGAAGGCGAGGGTGGTGCTGACCGGCAATGGCGCCGTCCAGGAACCGACCGGGGCCGTCGAGGGCGCGTTCTACTCATTGGAGCTTGCCCAGGACGCCACAGGCGGCTGGCTCGCCTCCTTCGCCAGTTGTTTCGAGTTCGAGGACGGGGAGACGCCGGACATGCCCTCGGCGCCGAACGCGGTCCTGCGGCTCTACATGGAGTGCCTCGCCACCTCGCCGACGCTGCGAATGTTCGTGAGGAGCGCCCGGTAGTGGACGCTCAAATGATGATGGGGTCGAGCGCGCCGCTGGAGGCCAAGGCGTTGTTCGCCCGGATGACGACGCCGCCCTCGAATGCCCGCAAGGCCCAGATCACCAGGCTGATCCGAACCCTCAAGCAGGCCGGCATCTGGACGAAGCTCGACGTCCTCTATGTCTACGCCGCGGCCGACAGCCAGGCCGCGCTGCTGAACTGGAAGGGGGCGACGTTCGACGCGACGAACCACGGCGCCGCCTTCACCGCGGACCGCGGGTTCACCGGTGATGGTGTCGACGACTACATCTCAACCGGCTTCTACATCGGGTCCGGCCAGACGAGTTTTGCCGACCTGATGTTCGGCGTCTCCATCCGGACCGTGCCGACGAGTAGCTGGAAGTTCGCCGTCGGGACGATGGTGACTTCCAACTATGCCACGCTCCAGGTCCTTCCCTATGCAATCTCCGCGGTCATCAGCCGGGGCGTAGATACCAATCTAGGTGTAGGTCTATCTGGGGTCGGCAATATCCAGGTCCAGAAGGCCGGGGGCACGCTGACCGGTTACCGCAATGGGCTATTGATCGGGACGCGAACCTCGACGCTGACCGCGGGCATCGACAAGCCCTTCTTCATCTCCGCGGCCAACGGCAACGGAACCCCTAGCGGCTTCTTCGATGGTCGGATCGCGGCCGCCTATTTCGGACTGTCGCTGAGCGCGGCCCAGGCAGTCGCCCTGGACGGGGCGCTCCAGACCTACTTCGCAGCCGTCGGAGCCTGAGATGCGCAAAGCCTTCGTTCATGACGGCGTCGCCCTCGAGGTGTTCGCAGGCCGGCCTTTCATGTCTCCGATCACCCGGCAGAGCTACGGCGCCCGCTGGCTGCTCAATGCAGATGAGGAGGCTCAAGCGGGGATCGGGCTCCTCGATGTTGTGGAGGCGAACCCCCCGGGGCCTCGTCAGCGGATCGTCTCCACGGCGCTTCGAGCCATCAACGGCTTGCCGGTCGAGGTCCATGACCTTGAGGATATCCCGGTCTCTGAACGTCAGGCGGCCCTCATCCGCGATATCGACGCCGAACGCGACCGCCGGCAGCAGCTCGACTTCAGCTACGACTTCGGTGAGACCCTGGCACAGGACGACGCAGGCAACGTCCAGCCGGCCGGCGTGAAGTCGCTCCAGATGCGGTTCGACCCCGACCAGCGCAACTGGCAAGCGCTGCAGTCCCAAGCTGTTGTGGCGGTTATGGCCGGGCAGGGCGGCGCCGACATGCCGATGCGGGCCGAGGACAACTACAACATCGCCACGACGGCGGCCCAGGTCATCGAGGTGACCCGGGCGATGGTGGAGCGCAATGCGGCGATCCTGTTCTACGGCGGGGCCCTGAAGTCACAGGTCCGGTCCGCGACCACTCACGAAGCGCTGGACGCGATCAGCATCACCGTGGGCTGGCCGTGAGCCGCAAAGCCTTTCGGATCCTGGTCGCGCTCGACCAACTCCTGAACGCGATCCTCAATGGCTATCCAGATGAGACGATCTCATCGCGTGCTGCCAAGGCCGCCCGGCGTGGTGAGCGCTGGGGCTGCGTCCTCTGCCGCATCCTCCACTGGATCGACCGCGACCATTGCGAGCGCGTGATCGAACTCGACGAGGGCAAGCCGGTTTAGCCGGCCCTCCAACCCCGACCCAACAACTCGCCACCTGCCAGGCCAACGGCCTGCGCCACCCCATCCACGGGAGATGAACCCCTATGGCAATTCAAGACGTCGTACTCCCAGGTGCTGGGTCGAAGGTCGCTACCGACAAGATCGGCGCCGACCGGCTCGTCCAAATCCTCAAGATCGCCGTCGGTGCAGAGGGCGTGCTTGCGCTCGCCGCAGCCGGCGCTGGCGCTGTCGACGCAGGGACGCTGCGAACGACCCTGGCAAGCGATGATGCGGCGGTCGTCGCCTTGGCGAGTTTGATCAGCACTGTGGGGGCGGCCTCTGATGCGGCGTGGGACTACGGGGCCACTGGCACACTCAACGCGATCGGCAAGGCGCAGGCGAATGAGCTCGTGGCCCAAGGGCTCAAGCTCGGTGAGTTGGATGACGCCCAATGGGACGGGACTGGAAACCCGGCCAGCTTGATCGCGCTGTGGAAGCGTCTCGCGAACAATGACCCTGTAATCGTCACTCCGTCGTCGGCGGAATACGAGACCGTCGCGGCCTCGCAGACCGACCAAATGATGGGGGTGACCGGCGCCATCGGTGATACCATCGAGGGGATCTTGGTCATCCCGGCGTCGACATCGCCTGGAGCGATCTCGATTGAGGATGGCTCGACCAACACGACTGTTTTCGCGGGTGGCGCGTCGAGCGTCACGAGCCTGATCCCGTTCTACATCCCCCTCAACAACATCGCGACCGTGAGCGGGGGCTGGGAGATCACGACGGGAGCTAACGTCTCCTGCATCGTTTTCGGGACTTTCAGCTAATGGGGCTGCGCCTTCGCAGAGGGGCTGTTGCGGCCACAGCTATCGCGGCGCTGGCCGCGCCGCCGGCCGCAGCCGGCGTCACGATCACGCATCGGTCGTATGTCGACCACGGCGACACGGCAGGGCCGTGGACTAGCACCGCCGTTGACATTGGGGCGGCGGACGCCAGCCGTGTTGTCGGCGTCCTAATCTACGTCGGCCATGCGTCGGGCCAGGCGACTGTTACAATCAACGGAACCGCGGCGACGCCAGTCGTCAGGTCTGCGGCCGGCACGCGCATCATCGACTATTGGGAGTTGGCGGTTCCCACCGGCACCACGGCCGACATCGTCATCACCTCCGCGAGCGGCGGGACTCGGGCAGCGCGCTCGATCTTCACCGTGACCGGCCAATCGACGCCGGGCTACACCGCGCGCAATAATTCAACGCCGCAAGCTGAAGCCAGCAACACGTCTTGCACGCTTCCGTCAGTCGCCGGGAGCGTGTTGGTCGCAGGGGCCTTCGTAAACGGGGTGGGCGCCATCTCTTGGTCTGGCGCGCCTGGTGCTACCCACGCCAATGACCAGGTCGGCGGCGGCCCGCAGTTTTCGACCTTCTCAACATCACCTGGCGGCGTTGCACTCACCCCATTTTGGGGGGGAGCGGCGGCGCTTTGGCGGTCCCTGGCGGTCGGGTACAGCTAGATGCCACGCAAACTTCGCCTTCTCGGGGCGCCGCGATGGCGTCCGCCGGCGGTTATGCCGCCGATCAAACTGACTCCACTCCTGTTCTCGGCCAATTTCTTCGACAAGGACACGGCGCCGGGGACTGTGCTCGCCGACCTGACGCCGCTCCCCGAGGTTGGGGAGACGCGCTCCTTTGTGCCGCCGACCACATCGAGCGACGACGTCTATCTGAGTGGAGACGGCACGCAGATTCTCCGCGGCTCCGGAGGTGGGTGGACGTCTGCGGGGGGCATCTCCTACGACGTGCGCCGCACCTTGGCCGCGGCCATCAACAGCCCGCTCGACACGACCTGGAATGTCACCCTCTACACGCCGGGGGATATTCCTGTCGTGGAGGTAGGAGCAGCGTGGAACGGTACGGCCGACAGTGGATGGGGCGGTTCGCCGCCGACGTCCAGCGTGTTGGACACCACGACAGTTCGCGCCGTCATCAATCTTGCCGTCTCCTGGCACGAGACGATCACGGGTGACACCCTCCTGTGCTTCGACGCGGGCGCGGCCTTCGACGGCATCTCGTCAGTTGACGCGTTGGTTGAGGGCAACAGCGTCAACATCCCCGAACCAAGCTGGCAGATGATCACGGACCCGCGCGACGGCTCGTCCGTTCCGTTACATGGCTATTGGTTCAAGCTGATTAAACCGACGGCCGACAGCGGAACCATCCGCGTGCGCGGTCGGGCGAATACAAGCAACCCCGGCATTGCCGCTACGATCTCGGCGGCCTACGACTTCTATCCGCGCGCCGCCGCTTATGACGTCAAGAAGACTGTCGCCTACAGCGCCGTCGTGCATCCCACCGCGGATTACACAGGCTCCACCGCACTTACGCAGGCGCTCAACTATAAGGGTGCGAACGACAACGAGACCGTCTGGATCGAAATCCTCGACAATCCACCGACCCTGGGGTGGAACGTCGGCGAGCCCGCGAACACGCACCTTGCGCCAACGGCCTGGACCAAGATTTACGGCGCGGCCGGTCAAACCATCCGCATCGGCGACTATACCGATGCTGGCACGCAATGCGATATCGACGGCATCTGGTGGGGTGAGAACCTTCAACTTGACATAAGCGCGATAGGTAACGGCTCTGCTGCATTCAACATGGTGGGGACTCGACGCGTCAAATTTTGGGGGACGTCCATCACGGGCGGAAATCCTGGGTCCGAAGGGGGTTCCGCGTGGAGCGGCAACGGGGCGTCGGCACTCTACAAGCGCCGCCAGCCGAGCGGCTTCTTTGTCTATCCCGCCACTAACCTAGCGAGGGATTGTACAATAATTGCGGGCTTTTGCGACTATTCGGAAATGCCGGCGTTTGGTCCCGGCTACGCAAAGCTCGCGATATACAACACGGTTGATGGCGTGTCGGGTTCATGTTTTGAGGGGCCGCGTGGTCCTGTCCTGTTCAACACCGCACGGGCTGTTGGCGGACGGCAGGCTGGCCTGCGGGGCTACAATCCCGCCGTCCGCATCGTCGCCGACCGCACGATGTACCCCTATGTCGCCATCGAGAAGACACCTACCAACGGCAACGTCATTGCGTCGGGTCAGGTGCCCTCATCCCTGACCACGGCAGGCTCGGGATACACGGACGGCGTTTTTGATGCCGACAAAGGGCCGCGCTGGGCATGTACTGGCGGTAGTGGGACGGGAATGCTGTTTGACGTCGTGGTTTCCGGCGGCGTCGTGACATCGGCCAAGTGTGTAAAGAGCACTCTGATGGGCTCGGGCTACCAACCCGGCGATGTTGTAACCCTAGTTCAGTCTGGTGTGACGCCAACCACACCGGCGACGGTTACGCTTGGCAGTACGTTCCGGCTGTATGGCGGCGCTTCTGAGGCTGCCGCGACAATCATTGGTGAGATGCTGCTCTATGCGGGTATGTCGCACCTTGATGTAGTCGCGATGCTGGACGCCGTTGACGGCGTAACCGCCACCAGTCTCAGCCCGGCCCACGACCTGGACGTGTCGTTCCTGACCTACGACGCGCAGCCTTCGGCGGGGGTCAGCGTCGCTAACGAGCTATCAAAGGCCATCGTGAAACGCACCTGGAGCGGGTCTACGTTCGACCTGTCGCTGGGTCAGGACATCCACTCCGACGTCGTTGTGTATCCAGGCGACTGGCTGAACTTCTCGGTCCGATTCAACACCTTCATCGACTATATCGAGAGCGCGCCGTTTTCTTTCGGGAAGGCGTCCAAGGTCAATGGCGCGGTTGTCACCCACAACTGTTGGTACGATACGACCGCAACGATTTCCGGCCTGACGGCCCAGCAAGGCTACATGCAAGGCGGCCCGCACCCGCACCTTGTGTTCAGGCACAATACGCAGGTCAGCGCGGCAACCGCGAATGGGACCGGTGGTTGGTTCTTTGGGTCACTTTTCAGCGTCCCGGCTGGAGGGTTCTTCGACGTCTCTCAAAACCTCACCGATGGCTTTGGATGGAGTGTCCCCAGAGACGATGATGTGATCTGGCACAACAACCTGCATCGAAACCGGACGCAAACCCAGGTCGATGCGTTGACGGCCGACCCCGCAACGGACGGCGACAGTCGTGGTCTTGGGGGAGCGAGTATCGCCTCGCTGCTTCCAGACCTCTTGGCGTCTGACAGCTTCGTGCCTAGCACAGCGGCGCGGCTCTCTGATCTGTCCTGGGCCGGAGCCTTTACGGGCTCAGGCGACTACGCGGACATAGCGCCTGCGCCTTAGCGCCGCGCCGGCCAGCCCGAAGCCAGCGATCAGCATGGCCCAGGTCGAAGGCTCTGGAACCGAAAGGGCAATATCGTCGTAGGCAACCTGCTGGGGGTAGCCATAGGCGTTTAGGGCGAGAGCGGCCTGCGTCAGGTCGCCTGAGTTCCATCGCACTATCGTAGTGCGCCAGCCATCGACAGGGGCGCTGGTGGATGAACCGCCAATCGAGCCGCCGCCCGTAACCAGCCAGGACATGCTTGCCCCGATCGGGAGCGGGGTCAGTTCAAAGTATCGAAACGACAAGAAGTACCATTTGTTCGCATCGACGGTCGCGGTCTGGGTGAACACGTCACCGATGCCGTTCACGACTAGCATCTTGCCGTCGCCGGTCCCGCCGAGATCCGCAAACGCCGGGTTCAATGCCTGGGGGTCACTGGATACGTCAAACGTGCCAGGGCTGATCAGGCTTCCGGGGGAATATGTCAGCGCACTACCGAACGCGGTGTTGCCCGCCTCGAAGTCGCCGTTGACGAAGATATTGCCCGCCGCAGCGGGTGTTGTCGCAAGGACGAATGTGGCGGCCACAGCCGCCCCGAGCATCTTCATCATCTAGCACTCTCCCCAGAGTAGCGGCGTTAACCAACGCTGCTGACGGCGGGGTGTCAATCACCGTTCTCCTGGGAGGCGAGCGGCCGTCCCTGGACCTTTCCCCCGAAAATCCATCTGGAGACCGATCCCATGTCCTCGGCCTGTGGCCTGCTGCGCGCGCGGTGAATCGGCGTGTCGACTGAAAGCGAAGCTGCTCTTCGTGAGATCATCGCCCGTCTCCAAGGCGTCGAGGAGCGGATGGCTGAGACGCGTGCGGACGCGCGTGAGGCACGGGATGCGGCGCTCAGGCTCACCGAGCGTGTCGGGGCGCAGGATACCCCGGCCAAGCTGGCGGAGCTGCGCGGAGACCTGGAGAAGGGCTTCCAGGCCGCCAGGGCCGACCTCGTCAACGCGGTCGACAAGCTCACACGTGAGGTGCGCAGCGACTTCGCCAATCACGACGATCGGATCAAGTCGCTCGAGGATTTCCGCCAGCGCATCGAGGGCGCCGGCGGCCTGGTGGGATGGCTGGGCAAAAACGCGCCTTGGCTGCTGACGATCACCTTCGCGGGCATGGCGGCGCTGGGCTTCAAGGAAAAGCTGCCATGACCGATCCTTTCACGAT